TGGACAGCGAGTTAAAGCTCCCTGAAGACGCGCCTCCTGTCTCTACTATTTCAGATGTAGATATAAAATCTTTACTAGGAGTTGCAGAGCTAAACGATAAAGGTAGCTGGAGCCAAGATAAAGCCTACTCTAAAGGGGACTATGTCAGAATGACAAAAAACTCAAGAAATTATTATTTCGTGGCTAAGGTTAATGTTCCAGCAAGTCAGGGAAGTAAATTTGCTCCTCCTAATCCTGACTATTGGGTTGCGGACATGTGCTCTAAAACTATAAAAGGATGCAGAAAAAGGTGGGGAGCAAACGGTTCTGTTGTAATAGGGGATACTAATGATTTCGCAAAAGGAGAGCTTCAATTTGGAGGTTTTCCAAACGCCACAAGACTAGATCAAACGTTATGATAATATCTGAAGAATTAAAATCAGAAATTAGAAAGCACGCTTTGCAAAATGTGGAAGAAGAATGCTGTGGAGTAATTTATGAAACAACTGGAGACTTCGACCTTCAAATTTTTCCCTGTAGAAACTCTGCTGAAAATAAAAAAAGTTTCTTTTCTGTCAATCCTGAAGATTATCTAAAAGCCTCACTAAAAGGTAAAATCAAAGCTATATACCACTCTCACATAACTGAAAATGAAGAGTTTAGTTTAGGAGACAAAGAAAATAGCCAAAAACATAAATTAGATTATATTCTTTATAATACCAAAAAAGATTCTTTCTACTTTTACAAATACAAAACAAATGGAGTCAGTGAAATATCTAAAGAATTCATTTGGGGAGTATCAGATTGCTTGATGTTAGTAAAAGAACACTTAAATAAAGAAAACATACCTTTTGAACTGCCTGAGAATCACCACAAAGCTAGATACAATAAATCTTGGAACTCTAAATGGTTTGAAAAATTTCCAAACGCAATAAGAGATACGCTCTTTTTGAACAATAAACTAAAGAAAATAACAGGGGAAAAAGAATATAAGAAAAATGATATTTTTTGTTTTTCTATTTTTAAATCTAACTTTGCGCCAAAGTATGACCATTTTGCAGTCTATATAGGAGAAAATCAGATTTATCATCACCCTATAAATAGATATCCTTCAGTTGAAGACTTTGGTAAGTTTTATAAATCAAAACTTGTAGATGTGTATAGATACTTAGAGTCATGAATGAACAATTAGTAAACGTGCAACTTCATGGAATTTTGGCGGAACAAGTCGGAAGAGAAGATTGGAATATTTCTGTTTCTTCAGTCGGCGAGGCTCTGCGCGCTATAGAAAGCCAGACTAAAAAGCTCTTTAAAAATTTAATTAAAAATGATAAAGAAAACATTAGATACAGAGTACTAATAAATAAAAAAGATTTTCTTTACGACCAAGAGAAAGATATCAACACAAGAGAGGGGATAAATTCTTCAGAGCTAATTAGAGATTATAAAAATTTAAAAAGCATAGATATAGTTCCTATTGTTGAAGGCGCTGACTTTAAAGATATTTTTGCAATAGTGACTGGAATCGTATTAATAGCGTTAGGTGTTTTTACTTTTGGGGCTACTTCTTTTCTCGGCGCATCTTTAATTATGAGCGGTGTTGGATTAATGGCCGCGGGCATAGCTAATCTCTTAACTCCAATGCCAGAGTTTGGAGACTTTAGAGAAATAGAAGGCGGAGGTCGACGATCCTATTTGTTTTCCGGCCCTGAAAATACAGTTAGAGAAGGCGGCCCTGTCTTCATAGGATATGGAAGATTGATGGTGGGCAGCCAAGTAGTACAATCTAGCATAGAAACTTTTGATGTCAGGTCAGGCTTGCGCAAAAACGAAGGCAAGCTTACAAGAGAAGATTACTGGGGTAACGAAAGATACGGGCTAGAGTACAGAGACAGAGTTCAAAACTCTTCAGGCACTGTCCAAAACATGATGAGAAAAAGAGTAGAGGAGTGGAATAAAGCAAGTTTCGAATCAGATGAATGCGGTTCTGATTTTCAAATAGTGAAAGATCCAGTTGTAGTGATAACAACAGACGCAGGCGAACTTGTAACAGAAAGAAGATCAAGAGATTAATAAAGCATGAGTAAGAGTGTTCCAGAACCACGTCAAGCTGTATTTGATGAATTAGGCGTATCTAGACCAACTGATTCCACAGGCCTTTACGTTTCTTTATCAGAAATGGATGTCGCAGATTTGGTCTGCGAAGGCGAGATAGAAGGCTTAGTCAGCGGAGAATATATTTTCGAAGGGACTGCAGGAGAAACAGGTTATCAGTCTTACGATTTTAATGCATATACAGCTCTTGATGAAAATGGAAATTGTAATACAGGCCTAGGATACTTAAGGTCCGTATTCTGGAATGAAACCCCTGTTGTAGATAAAGATGGATTTTATAATTTCCAAGAAATAAATGTAGAATGGAACTCTGGCCTACCGCAAGGCAAACTGCCAAGCCTAAATCCAAACTTGGCAAATGACAAAAATATAAAAGGAGAAAGCATTTTTGAGCTTACTCTTTTTAGAAATATAGGAGAAAGACTTTTTGGGCCAAGTATAGACGCAAACCACGCTCCCGGATACTATATTTTAAATGGAGAGCTCCCCAATAAGAAAAAAAGATCTCTCGTTGGAGCTATGTTTGGCTCTCAAGCCGAAAAAGTAATTGAATCTCTTAAAGATCCTTTAGTTGGCGGCGCTCTTGGGGAAACGCTTGTCGATGCAGCCGGTAATCCAATTGTGGGAGCAGGGGCGCAATTAATCCCAGCTAGTGAAGTCGCCCCAGTTTCGCAAAGCTTATCTAATGCTCCAATTATAATTGGAGAAGTAGACAGAAACGCTAAGACTTACGTTATATCTAATAAAGAGTGCATTGGAATTAGAGTTAACATCAGGGTGACAAGACTTCTTGAGCAAATACAGGATGACCCGCACGATAATATTAAAGTAAGAAAAGGCGACGAAGACAAAAGAGGATTCTTCGCTCAACCAGAAGACACCGCTGACGACGGAAAACAACAAATCTATGGCGCTGGCGACATGAGAGCCAGAAAAATAAAGTATCAAATTTATACACGTCCGATATTTGACACTAGGCACCCTAATGAAAAGATATACGTCCCTTGGAAAACAACACCCGATATTGATGATGAAATTTTTGGTAGAATTGAAGAGCCTTATGTTAGAAGCGTAGATATTAATTTTAATACAGGAATCTGGAAAGACTTAAATCCAAGAGAGGGTGAAAATTATGATTTCTTTCAGGGCTGGGAGGTCAAAATAATTAGGCTGACTCCAGACTCTTTGCACACTTTTTTAAAAAATGAGAGTTTCATTGATTCTATTGTAGAGGTCTACGACTCAAAGCTTAGGTACCCATACAGCGCAATGGTATACTCTAAATTTAGCGCTGAGTTTTTCTCTAGAATACCCTCTAGGGCATACGATACTAAACTGCTTAAAATAAAAATACCTAATAACTACGACCCTATACTTAGAAGTTATGACGAATCTTCTGGATATTGGGACGGTTGTTTTAAAGCTAAAAAAGCTTGGTCAAATAATCCCGCTTGGTGCTTTTATGACTTAATAACTAATAATAGATATGGTTTAGGTGAGTATATTGAATCTCAATACGTAGACAAGTGGACACTTTATGAAATCGCAAAGTATTGCGACACTTTAGTTCCTGATGGAAGAGGAGGGCTAGAGCCAAGATTCACTCTTAATCATATAATAACTTCAAGAGAAGAAGCTTACAAAGTTGTTAATGACATCGCCTCCGCTTTTAGATCTCTCGTTTATTATGCCTTTGGCAATATTTATGTTTCGCAAGATAGGCCAAAAGATCCAATTTATCAATTCACTACCTCTAACGTTGTAGATGGATTATTTAACTATAGCTCGTCCGCCAAAAAAGCTCGGCATACAGTTTCTATAATTAGATACAACGACAAAAACAACATGTACAAACCTGCAATTGTTTATGTTGAGGACCAAGCAGGGATACAAAGATACGGAATTAGAGAAATAGAAACAACTGCAATTGGCTGCAGTAGTGAGGGACAAGCAAAAAGATTTGGCGAATGGATACTTAGAAGTGAAATCTTGGAGACAGAATCTGTTACTTTTACAGCGGGTCAAGAGGGCATGTACATCAGGCCCGGAGATGTAATTAATTTATATGACGAGTTTAGAAACGAAAGAAAATTAGCAGGCAGAACTTTTCAAGTAAAAGAAGTAAACTCTGGAGTGATTCCATCAGCTATAGTTCCTTCCTCTATTAGCTCAAGCGATTATCCTATAACCGGCAACTCTATTATAATAGACAAAGCTATAGATTTCACTCCAGATAAAGTTTACAAGCTTAGCTTATTGACTCCTACTAGTTATTTTGAGCCGACCCAGATCACTCCTACCGTATGCGAAGAAACAGTTACGACAACTGTTGTTCCCGCCACTACAGAAGAAAGAGTAAAAGAACAAAACGAAAAAATATATTTAGACTATACCCTAAATTTAAATGACGTTGGCGGAAGCTTTTCTACAACTGAATCTGTAATAGTAGACGGAGCAGAAGGAGAATACAGGTTTGACTATCAATCGTTTAATAACGAATCCAAAATAACCAGAGGCTCTGGAGATCCAAAAAGGTTTATATTATATTATGTCAAAGATGGAGAAACCTACTATTTAAACTTAATGGATGGAACTTTTTCTACTGATCAATTCGCAGGAAGTTTCTATATGGGAACTGTACTCACTCTCAATCCAGAAAGTCATTTAGATTCAAAACATGGCCAGCAGGTCTCTGAAGCTAGACATGGAGACCTTTTAGCTTGTTTAGCTAGTTATTCGAATGCTGAAGCCAATGCAGAGCTTTATTTCTTAAAAGGATGCGAATCGGACGGAACTAATTGTTCTATTAAAGATACTCAAAATTTTGTTGATCCTATAACAGACGGATTTAATTCAATTAAAACTTTTAAAGAAGGAAGAGGGGCTAATAAAAATTACGCAGAAGGAGTTCGAACCTTTACTAAACCTTTTGGCGTAACGACAATAAGTATAAAAGTAATCCACCCAATTAATTCCACAAGTACTTCGGAGTCTGCTTCTTCTATAACCTCTAACTTTAGAACTGGTCTAGTTAGAACTCATCAGTGGGTAATCAAAGAATCTACTGAAGAAAAGACAATAGAAACTATTGATGTAAGCGCAACTAACACGGACAAAGCATTAACTTCTGCAGAAATACCAGAAATCAGAAGAAATCAGATTCAGACAGTTACATTTAGCGGGTTTCAAGCTTTAACTCATACGGGCAACTATAGCTCGGACTTTTCTGTTGGGGGCAGCGGTATAGTAACTCAGATATTTTTAGAGTCTGGAATACAAGAGTTAGATTTTACTGGGTATGTGATTACTGGCTATAATACCAGTTCAGTAATAGGCGACTTAGCAAATGGAAACGAACAGGAATACAGCTCTACATATGAAAATTATAGCGGGTCAGATTTAGTATGGTCTATCGAACCTGCTATTTCTGACATGACTCTAAATAGAGATTATACTTTAGATAAAGAGTTAGCTTCTGGACACTCTCAGCAATATAGAGTTATTAACGTAACAGAAAACGAGAAGAAATACGATATAACCGCAATTGAGTATACTCCAGTAAAATTTGACGATATATTAGAAGTTGGCGGCGGTGGTCCCGGCGGCGGCGGTGGTGGTCCCGGCGGCCCTCCAGAAAATCCCAGACTTGATGACGACAATGACGGCGGCGGTGGTGGTGGAGGCGATACTGATCCATTTAATCCTATCGAAGGAGAAGAGGGAGCTTGTTGTGCTGATTATGGCGATGATAAAATATGTTACAATGATCAGAAACGATCTGAGTGTACTCAACTAGATACTAGGCTGAGAGAAAAAGGAGAAGGGTTTGCTACTTTTCATAAAGATAAAAGCTGCGATGATATAGATTGTAAACCTCCCTACAAACCAGAAATTCCTGTCGACCCTATAGACTTCCCTCCCCCTCCAATTGAAGATGCAATTCAGAAATTTTTAGATTTAAACTTTAAATTTCATTTTGACCTTAGCTCTTTTGCAACAGCCAAAAGGCAATCTAACCTTCCGAGGGGATGGAAACTGAAGGTAATTACCGATGCTGAAGCTTATGAAAATGCTGTGTTTACTGTGATCGGGTCAGGCAAAGTGGGTAAAACATACAACGACCTCGCAGCCGACCTCGGCGTATATTACGAAGAGGTTTTAGCTGACGATATATTTAACGGTGATCTAAAATGCGCAGAACTTGAATACCCGTATGAAGTAAATGGAGAGGTAGTCTATGCTACGATAGAAGATTGCTATAAACATACCTACGAGATGAAGACAGATCATTACGGAGGCAATTTCTTAATTCTTAAAAGTGTATTTTTTACAGATAAAACCCCACAAGGATATCTTCATCATGCCGCTGGAGATGAGTGTAGTAAAGTTGACCATAGCGAACTTAAATTAACTAAAGTACGAAAGCCCGTAACCGCCGCTTACGGATTACCGGAGCTCGCAGGATCTCCATTTGCTGACCCTAAATGGAATGCTATTCAGGCTGACGAAGAATGCAACCCTCCAGTTAAAAATTCTTATATTTTATTTCAAGAACCATATCCAGAGGCCGGTAAAAATGAAAATAGATTGGGAGTCTACGATACTTCTATAAGAGAGGGTAAGTTATATTTTATTTCCGTGCCCGATCAGAAGTATCAAATATTAGTTCAACAATTTATATACAAATTCCCTAACTTTTTAAGGGATGAGAATAATAATCCAGTCACTCAAGAAAGAGCGGACGAAGCTACTCAGGACATAAGAGATATACTATTCGCAGACCTAGAACATAACGTAGCAAATGATAAAGGAGTAAAACCTTACGCAGAAAGCTGTATATGCTCGGAAGAACCGATAGACGGAGTTTCCTTAGGTAGCGGAGCGTGGAAAGCTAATCCAAACTTTATAGATGATCCATTTTATACCACAGATATTGATGATTATCAAGCTCAACCTCTTTCTGACATTAATCTTGCTTATACAGACGCTATATTAGATGGCTCCAGTAGGACCATGAAAGAAATAATTACTAGAGATGACATTGGCACAGCATTTCTATGTAAAGGAAATGATAAAAAGAATTCTTTGATATTTAATTTTGACAACATTAAGCCTGAAACTATATTCAAAAACGAATCTCATGCTAAAAACGTAAAAGAAAATGCAAAAGAATCTTTAGTTGATTATATAGCAGACGGACAGTATTTGGTTTATTATGTAAGCTTAGCTCCAGAAACTGCAAATCCTCTTGAAGATTGCTTTGATCAAGTAGGTTTTAGGTTTGGATTTGCTTTTAACCTAAAAGATTCTCCTACCTTAGGTCAGAATAATGCTGGCAGAAACAACTGTAACAACGATCCAAATTTTGCCGTTAAAGTTCGCCCCGATTACGAAACCACAGCTACTTATCTAAGTTATCATAGAAAATCGGCTCAGCCTAAACTTTACGACATTCCTGATGTGATAATAAACAAATATTTTGTTACTGTCAACGAAGGGAATAACGGATTTACTTCAGAAACGTTTATGCCGCTTCAAATCCCCGGAAAACTCTTAAGAGCCGTCGATAAAGATGGAGCTTATGTTAAAAATTTAAATATAACAGACTGCGTGCTCCTAGGCGGGGAAGACAGTCCTCACTTAGCTCATGCTTTAGTAGACTCGAATAAGGCTAGAGGAATCTTTACTGAGGTAGATAAAATATACCTTAAACATCATGATATGTATAAAAACCTGACGCTTCCACTCCTCAAACCATCATTTACGTTTGGATCAAATGGAGGACAAGGAAGCGAAGTCTTAACTTTAATAAGCAAACAATTAGCCCAAAGCGAGTGTAAAGAAAAAGCGGGAGTAGAGCGCACTGAAAACGAAAACGACATAGAATATCAAGTTCATTTAGTAATACAAGCGTTTGATGAATTCAACCAAATAGCACTTGACAACAATAGCTTCTTTAATCCTTGATAAAATGCCAGTAGGAAAAAAATTAACTTTGTATTGGGACTCGTTCAATGGAGTTGATGACGAATTAGATCATTCTGCTTATGATTATAATGTCTATATTAAACACGGAACCCCGTTCGCAAACACAGATACCACAGACGCAGAGCTTAAACAGAAGCAAAGACTTGAGGCTGTAGAAAGTTTCGCGGGAAAGCTCGGAGAAGCTGAGTACTATGTTGAATCGGCGAATTACGAAGAAGAAGATTCTAATGGTGATAAATTAACAGAATATCAAACCTACAAAATAGACTATTACGCGCTTAATGAAGGCAATTATTACTTCGCGATTTGGGGCAATAAAGGAAACAAGAGCTACGGGC